CATTACCAGACGCACCTTGAGCTTTTTGCTTTTTAAGCTCGGCTTTGGCCATCTTCTCTGCTTGTCTTTGCCTCTGTTCATAGTCAACTTGTCTAGCAGACTTACCGGCTAGACCACCTAGGAACTGTCCTAATAAACCTGCTTCAAATAATTCTTTAACTTTCATTATTTCTTGCCTTTGAGTCTTCCTCTTCTTCTCTGGCCTTTTTGTCCTTGATGAATTGCTCTAGTTTTCCTTCGTCTCTTAACCTTCTATATCGTTGTACACTTATACCTAATTTTTCAGCCTCTTCTTTATCTCTTTTGTCTTGTTCTTTTTGTTCTTTACGTTCTTTTTGTTCCCAGTCAACTTGTCTAGCAGACTTTCCTGCAAGTCCGCCTAGGAACTGTCCTAGTAAACCCTTTTCTAATAAAACTTCTTTAATCTTCACGTCGAACTCTCCTAATTCCTCGAGTAAACTTTTCTGGCTCGCCTGTACGTATGCTGTTCAGCAAACGCTTTTCTAAATTAGCGGCTGTATCAGCATCGTAGTTTTGGCGGATATGTTCTAAGAGGTTTATAGCACTCTTAATAACGTTATTAGCTCTGTTCTCAATTAGAGTATTATTGTCTTTTTTACTGACAAAAATATCTAACTCGTCTAATAAACTTCTTGTTTTCTTTTGCACTTCGTACTCCAGGATTAAGTATATTTATAGTATCTGCAACCATTATGGCAAGACTGGAAATAACACTATCTAATACCCTCGGCTCCAAATATACACTCTATTTTAACATATTTCGTACCGAAATAGCAAGTAAATGGTTAGCCGAATTGCAAAAAACACTAGATATGGGCACTCAATTAGACGACCCAGAGCGTATGTACGGATTTAAAGGATCAAAGTATACTAAAGAATACTGCATTGACACTATAAATGGATTCGTAGACACTATAAACGCATATCAGCCAGTATGTGAGAGGCATATTGACTACAATTATACACAGGACGATCTCAACTACTTACATAACATATTTGAACGCTATCACGGTTTGTATGACATACAAATTAATAACAAGTTCTATACTGATGCACCCAAAGATGTACAGTATGCATTAGGACAACTTAACATATACATACATAGATTGGAAAGCATTGGTTCGTATGCTAGGTTTGTTTGTACATTTAGTAGTGATGGCAGACCCAGGATACCATTTGCTCCTGCTGACTACAAACATTTTACCATGCAGGAAGTTTGGGGAGGTTTGTATATCAACTACTGTGAGATAGGCAAGACTTTAGTGGACATGTACAGAGACAATGACGAACATATTGGTAACGAAGCATTTATTCCGCAACGTTACTTCAAAAGTGACTTCAATGTCAAGTTTACACACCACACTCCTGAAGAGTATGCTGAACTAGAACGAAATGTTATTGCTTATTACGAAAAGAACTTGGAAAAGTTTGTAGCACTAGGACACTTTGATCCTAAGTTTGCATTAGGATCTATTCAGGTAGGGCAGTTAAGTTTTCCTAGTGATGCTGATAAGAAAGTTTTTGAAGAACAGTACTTGTCTGAGTATACTGCTATCGATAGTTTACGTATAGACTACGCCTAACATTACCTGTAGTCATCATACCGTGCCAACTGTTAGCACCATTTTTCAATATATAACCTGTGTTCTTTTTAAAAGGCACTTGATAAATTATTTCACCGTTTTGATACATACAAGTGCCACGTTCTAAACCTGCATCATTTAGATAGATTTGTACAGCATAATTTATAGCATCATTGTCAACGTGCGGTTCTATTGTATACTCGGGACTGTCTTCCCATATATTACTGTGTTGAAACTCTACATGTTCGTTAAACACGCCACGTATAACAGGTGTTAGTTGTTGGAATGCAAAGTGCATTTGCTTATAAGGACTGGAATCAGGTTGATCCCAATGTACTGCACGTCTAGGCCACTCGTACTCGCTGTCAACATCTTCCCACTTGTTGTTATTATCTAAAAAATAGTTGATAGTGTTGAGTACGTTTGAAGGAAGGACGTTATCTATCTGCCAACAGAAGTCACATACCTGCTGGCGATTGTGTATAGAATTAGCAATCCATTTTGCAGTAAACTGCAAATCTGCAAACAAATTTAAGACTTTTTCGTCAGTTCCCATATTGTTTTTAATTTCATAAGTGTTTCCTGCAATGCAGGACTTTCACTTGCGTGATGCATTATGTTATTGAACTCCTGTATGTCAATATACCACTTAGGCAACTCCTTGTACTTGACAAGTTTGCGTCCTGTTTTGCCAGGGTGTCTTTCGTACACTGTCTGGCCACCGTCTGGAGATTCAAATATCACTAATTCTCTGTATAATATATCAAAACTATCGTCACTCAACTTTCTTCAGCCCAGCCAACATAGACTTGAGCTTAGAACTATCGACTTGAGCATTTACCTTGGGTTGTTCTGTCGTTGTTGTTGATTTTGTTTTTATTTGATCCATAATACTTGACTGTGGTTTGTTGGCTTGCTCATCCTCACCTGCATCGATAATTCTTAGCGTCTCCATGTTGTACTCTAAATCAATCTTTTGTCCAACACCACTAGAACTACGAGTTTTCATTAACTGTATTTGATATCTTCCACGTTCACGCATTGCCCTCGACGTAAAGATTCCAAAGACGTTATCAGCAGTATTTATTTTACTTAAACCACCTGCGATATGGCTGTGATCAAATTCTATTTCCTCCACCGCCGCTCTGTTCAACTGCGACGCTGTTACCATTAATATGTTAAATTCTTTTGCTAAGTTACGCAATTCCTCAGACACATACTTGTCTTTAACAAACAAATCATTTGGCGATACTTTAGCACTTACTGGCATAACCAAGTCCAAGTAGTCTACCATGATAAAGTCTAACTTCATGCCTGTTTGTACTTGTAGTTCTTTCAAGTATGCTCTAATCTGATTAACATTGCTCTGTGCTGGCATATACTTAATACGCAACTTACCAGACTTCTTGCCTACCATTTTGACTTTCATCTCCACAGTATCAATGTCTTTAAATATTTCCCTTGTGCTTACGTTAGCCAACATACTGTCGATACGCATAGCACACAAACCTTCACTAAGTTCTAGTGTTAAGTAAACTCCATTTAGTCCTGCTGTGGCAAAGTTTACTGCCAAGTTTTGCATAAACAAACTCTTACCACTACCAGAGCCACCAGCAAAGATGTTTAGTTCGCCTCTGTTGAAACCACCAAACAGTTTCTTGTCTAGTGTGGGCCAGCCTGTGCTGATCTGTCCGTTGTTGTCTTTTAAGGCTGATAGCCTTGTTTTAGGATCTTCAAAGTAGTCTGTGCCCAAGTCTTTTGTTAAACTAATTTGTACAGCATCTTTAATTAACTTCTCTACAGGATCATAGTTACCTTTTTCCAAGTAGTCTGCCGCTTTGAGAATAGCACGTTCTAATTCGCCCTTACGACTAAAACCCTCAAACTCTTCCATGAACCAGTCATACTGTCCTTCATCTATTTCCCCAACTTCTTTTAGTTCTACACCAGAGGTTGCTTTGACTTGATCTCTAGTGGGCAAACTCTTATGCTTGTCTGCATACTCCTGTATGAACTTGGCAGTGTCTTGTAAACCTCTGTCAAAGTTATCTGGATTGTAGATGTTGCCCACACGCACAAACATCTGTGCGTCGCTCATCATCATTTCTAAAAATAGTTTTTGTAAATCTGGACTGTAATCTTTGCTCATTTAATTGCTTTTCTCATTAGGTTTATTTTTAATTTACTTGCCTGTGCGTTGTCTAAAATATTTTTTACTACAAATAATTTACCATACTTTTGTACCGCTTCGCCAATATCTTTACAGGTTTCTGACCATGTAGGGAAACTAACTTCCCAGTCATATATAATAGCGTCTTGTATCATACGTTGTCCACTGCGGTCAAAATCTGGCACAACAATAACACGCTTACCCAAACGTTCTATAATCTCTGCCTGTGTTTCATTAATATTATTACTTAATATAGCAACACCGTCAACTGCCATAGCATCAAAGGGACCTTCACATACTATAACAAAC